CTACGCTTTGTGGGCCTGTAGGACCAGTTGCTCCTGTAGGTCCTGTTACTGTTGAGTCCGCACCCGTAGGTCCTGTAGGTCCAGTTGGACCAGTAGGTCCAGTAGGGCCTGTGGGGCCGGTTGGACCAGTAGGTCCTGTAACACCTCTAGGAATTCCAAAGTCAAAAACAGCAATCTCCGGAGTACCAGAGTTTACAACGGTGGCAGCTGCGTTAGGACTAAGAGTTGTTACTGTTCCTACGTTTACGATTGATGACGGTCCTGTAGGACCAGTTGGTCCGGTTACCGTGGATGCTGCACCTGTGGGACCTGCAACTCCTATGGGACCAGTTGGTCCAGTAACACCAGAAGAGTATGCAAGAGAGTTCCAAGGAGTTAATCCATTACCGACTTTAAATTTACCTGTGTCGTGTTCATAGCCCGCTTCTCCCTGAGAAAGAATTGGATTAGCGCTAGTCCACTCTGAAGCAGTACCACGTCTGAACTGAATCTTTATAGCCATTTAAACTCCTTGTACATTTCCGCCGTTAAGAGTAATGCCGCCACCGTATACAGAGTTTGGAACTCCACCATCCACGTTATCGTTTTCTGGTCCTGTAGGCCCAGTCGGTCCTGTAGGTCCAGGAGCTGTAGATAGCGGCCCAGTAGGTCCAGTAGGACCAGTCACTTCAGGCCCTGTAGGGCCCGTAGGACCAGTTACACCAGGTCCAGTGGGTCCAGTTGGCCCAATAGGGCCGGTAGGTCCTAAATCTCCTTGTACGCCCTCTGAGATTAGTAGGCGCCAAACAGATCCGTTCCAATACCAAGTAGTCTCACCAACAGTAAACTGCTGATTGAGCGTAGGGGTATCCGGAAAGTCTATAGGCATAGTAAGACAGTATAGGGCTAATTACGTTCTTTTTTAAGCCAAATTTGATTGGTAGGCCGGTTTATAAGCTGCAGCTTATTGTGTCGTCTCTGATGAAAGGTTTCTACGCCTCGTTTTGGAGTCCTAAGGTTATTGTGGTCTTCAACCCCCCCACATGTAATCATCAAAAGCAATAATTCCACCAATTTTTAATGATGGCCAAGAGAGCTCAGCGTCAATAAGCACATCCACTGCATCGTGACTAGCATCGACATATATAAAATCATAGTAATCATAGTTAAAGGCTATAGCAGTAATTAAATGGTTAATTTTACCAGCGTAACTCAGAAGGTTTTACGTGACCCACCCGAACTGACGGGTCTGCATAGAATTTGTATCCGCTAGCAATGACCTTTTGAATAAAAGATATGTCCTCAGAATAAACCTCTATGTCTGGATTTCCTTCTATGTACTCGTGTTCTTCAACTATGTGATGGAACCAGGGGCGAGGAGTCGCTTCAAATACTCCAGATTTTATACAAGCAAACCCCAGCCCAGCCCCAATTATTTCAAAAGGCTCAGCCTTGGTGTTTAACTCATCAACAGTTAGAAGGTGTTTCCCTTCCACATACAGTGTTGTATCTGTCCCATTAGCTTGTTTGTAAACCCCAGATACAGCGTCATATTTAGAGTTGTATAGTGCCATAAAATCTTCTGGGTTCCAAAAAATATCTGAATCTATTAAAAATAGTTTGTCATAGGTACATAGTCCGCTCATGGGTTTAGCGTATTTTGCATCTAAAATTGCATTGTCTATTGGATTAGAAAGGATGGTCCACTCTCTAGCTAAAGATACATCTGAACATTGTCTTGAGGTATAGCCCCAAGAGATTCCTTTAGCATCAAGAACTTTAACTGTGTGCATAAGAGAAAGCACATATCTATAATCAAATGTCCAACCAGGAGTAGCAATTATTACATTAAAATGTTGTAACTCCATTTATTCTCCTAATAGAAAAGGCGGGTCCTAAGACCCGCCTATCCTAGCACTACTTATTACTACGCTGGGGTTTCTTCCTCAGTAGGTTCCCAAACAGTTGGATAAAGTTCATCCAACTCGGTTCCTGGAAGCGGGAGAATTTTCTCTCCGTCCCATTCACAGCCGATTGCTACTTTGTCTCCACCCTCTACTGCTGTTGGATCTACAACATCTGTAACATCAAACTGTGACAAGAAAAATTCTTTTGCAGCTTCAAGAGATTCGGATACAACAACCCGACCAACTTTTCCGCTACCATCAATTACTGCATATGTTGGCATTGTTCCTCCTAAGCCAAGTACTCGAAGACAACGATTCCTGGGTCACCATTGTGATTCCAGTCACCATAGATTGCATAATCCATATAACCCATGTTACCGGTATTTAGGTTAGGGTTACCAGTATGTGAACCAGCTCCACCATTACCGTATGGTTGCTCTCTAAAATGTTGAAGGCTACCATTGTAGTGATAACGACCTGGGTTTTCATTCAGCACTTTGTAATAACCGCTGCCAGGGCCGCCAGCAGAATAGCCTGAGGCGTGTGGACGACCACCTTCAATATTCCACTTAGCGTACTGGCTTGAGTTCCACTCGGTAATTTGTAACGCAGAAGTTCCAGCAGAACCCGCAATCCAACGTCCGTATAGAGATGCAGTTGGATTTCTCCAGGACTGAGTTCTCCATGCACCGTTTACGTTAAAGCCTATAAAGCCTTCAGTGTTAGCGGTTGAATATGGAGTCGTGTTGTTAGTACCGCGGAAGATATCTCGGCGTGCGTAGCTTCCAGCTCCGCCACCATCTCCACCCAGAAGAAATGCGTTTTCACCTGTGGAGGACCAGCCTGAACCAAAACCTCCTTGATGACCGCCTACACCACCAAATCGGTAATGCATCCAGCCACCATCTCCTTCATCGGCACCACGACCTCCGCCACCTCCACCGCCTGCAACAATACCTACTTGGCCAGTACTCAAACTAGTTGTGTTTAGTCGGGTAATGTAGCTTTGGAATTGAGTTCCAGTCCAATAAACTGGATTTCCTGCTGATTCCCAAGGACAGTAGTTAATTGTTCTACTTACGAAAGTACCGAACAACTGGCTCTGATGGTTGGTGCTTGCTACACGCATTCTTAAACGAAGTTTTGCTTTCGCTACAGGTAAGCTGTTGAACTGAGAATCAAAACCAGATGCTGGAACAGTTGCAGTTCCAATATTTTTACGGTCAGAGGTGTCATTGTTAGTGAAAGTTGTTGGCTGAGCAAGGCTTAGCGCAACGTTTCCTGAACTGTAGTAGTCTAACGTGTGAATCATATCGTTGTTGCCTTGAGCAGAGCGGGTATATGAACCATAGTTTAAAGATTCTCCAGGAGTTACGTTAAAGAATGTAGACTCATATTGAATCCATGCGTCACCGCTAGTTGAGTGAATGCTAATACCCCAGGCAGATTTAAAACGACCCTGCCAGTTGTTAGCATCAGCAATATCAAAGAAACGTTGACGATAGAACTGGTTGATGCCCGTAGAGTAGTCAGAACGGAAATGCGTAACGCTACCGCTTGAGCTTACACTCCAACCAGTAGTATCAAAATTTCCATATAGGCCCATCATAAATGGATTAAAAATAAGATTGTCTGGAGTGGAATACTGATTTCCAACAATAGAGCTAGAGCCACGTCCGCCATTACTAGACTCTGCGCCGCCGTTTCCACCTGCTCCCACAACAACTGTGAGATTTCCTGTAATACCTAGGTCACGCACAACAACGGCTCCTCCGCCGCCTCCGCCTGAGCAGAAGCCTTGTCCGCCGCCACCTCCACCGCCAACGGCAATGACGCGAGACCATAGAGGACGGTCAGGGCCGAAGCCAGCAGGAAGTGTGAATGTGCCTGAGCTAGTAAAGATTTGGCGTTGAGTTGTTACGCCGCTAGCTGAAGGAAATGTAACTAGACCCATTTTATGAAATCTCCATTCCCGAAATATGGGCTCTCAAGCCCGTTGCACTTGCTGAACCAGCAATTACGTCACCAGCAGCAAGGACTTGCTTTATATCCAAGGCAAGTATGCCGTTTGCAGCAATTGAAATTCCAGAAAGAACTTCGACAGTTGCTAACTTAATAGTTGCTTGAATAGCTGCAGCGGTTGTATTTGTAAGAACGATATTAGTTACAACAGCACTTGTTGATGTTGGGACTGTATATAGCGTTCCTTCTGATGTAGCTAGGTTTTGTCTAGCCATGTTTTTTACTATGTTAGGCATTTGCCTTGTTACCTCCTAAGTAACTATTAGTTCTTACCAGGTTGGTAAAAATTAACTGAGAACTCCCATAAGTGTAGAGACAAAGTTATCTCGGGTTGCTGTATCTACGTATTCTTTTTGAACTAATTCATCAGATGCAGCAGCAGGTCGGCTTGTTCTAAAAGCCTGAGCATATACTGCATCATATTCAAGACCTGCTTGAGAAGTGTTGACTGTGGTAGTAGGCTTTGTAGTAATGTTAGATGCAAACTTCCAGATGTCGTTATCTGAAGCATCGCGGAAGAATGCAGAGTATTTGGTGCCGCTATCGGTGTATTCAACAACGAATGCGCCGTCTACAAGGTCAGCAGAGTTACCACTTGCTACATAAATCATTGGGTCAACAACAGCAATGTTGTCAGTTTCAACAGTAGTTCCACCACCAGAGAAGGTAATGGTACCAGTGATATTTACATCTCCACCAATATTTACATCGCCAGAGATACCTACACCACCTACGATGGTTAGAGCACCTGTGGTTGGAGATGTTGAAGGTGTATCAATTTCAATATGAACATTTACATCTGGAGTAATTGCCATCTGAGTGTTATCAGATGCTAGACCGCCAGCAGCAAAAACAATTCTATTTTCAGTACCATTGTTAGAGGTTGCAAGAACAAGGTTACCTTTACCAGTAGTTCCAGCTACTGCATTTCCTACTGGATTTACTGCTAGGAAGGTTACGTCGCCATTTGTTTTAGCATATCTAAAGCTTGTAGTTGTTGGAATAGCAGTGATTGTATAGGTTCCATTAAATACGCCGTCAACACCAGTAATAACAACTGGCATACCTACGCGGAATCCGTGTGCAGTTGGAGTAGTAAGTGTTGCTACGTTATTTGTTAATGATTTACCATTAACTGTTGATGTAAGCACTTTTGGTGCTTCCATAAAAATATAACCGTCATTAGGCCCAGTAATTGTGAACTCTGGATCACTAAAGTTACTTGATGTAACACCCAAGTCAATATAACCAGCATCATCGACACCATTGTTTGAGTACGCAATAAAATCTGTTGAAGAGTTTACACCAGCGCCTTTATTTTGAAAAGCGATTTGAGCATAATCAGACGTATCAATGCTTGCAATAATTGTTGGATCTTGAAGGCCAGCGGCTGTTTCAAATGCTTGAGCTTCTTCACCAACGTATAACTTACCTACGTTTGCTGGAGCGCTGCCATCTAGAATTGCTTCTAGTTGATCATTGAGTGCAACCTGTGCATCTGCAGATGCGGCTACTAGGTCATTAATGCCAAGTAGGTTGCCGAGCGTTTCAAGAGTCTTGGCAATATAAACCAAATCTTGAGCTGTATAAGTGCTTGCAGCAAGTGAAGCGGTGATCTCTGCCTTGACCGCATCAATTTGCGTATTAAGCGCTGAGTATGATGGCATTAGTTATCTCCTCTGGATGTACCCAGTAAGCTAGTATAAATAAAAAATTGGTCATGTACGCCTTAATTAGTAGTATAGTTGGTAGGAGCAAAAATATTCAGGCCTAACCAGCGGTCATTTCTTAAGAAATTAACCTGATTAGTAACGTCACCTGAGGCACTGACAGCAGATATTGCCTGGTCTCTGGCGAGGTTTATAGCGGCTATAGAGGTGCTTTCTTGACCTGTAAGGCTGCTTAGAGATGTATCTCTAGCAGTAGTTATGCTAGAAACCGCTGAGGTTCCGGTTGAGGCGATTACGGTAGTAGCGTCGCTTTGAGCTTGGGTAATAGTTGCGGTAGCAGTATTGGCTGCAGTTGTTATCTGAGCTAACGAGGCATTAACTAGATCAATAATGTCTTGAGTGTTGGTTTCACCCAACTCTTCTAACAAGTCTTCAATTGTTGCTATAACGGGGTTAGCCACTGCATTAAATGATGCAATAGCTGCTGTTGCTGCAG